TGACACAGATCCAACTCCAGAAATATTAGAAACATATAGTAATATTAATTTAGATCCAGATTCACCTAATTATATTGTTAGAAGAATTGGTGATCAATATCGAACTATTGATTCTAATGGAAAAATATTTGATAACGGAGAGTATCCTAACTTATCAAATTACATAAGAGTTGAAGTAACAACAAATGTTAACGAAGGAGCAATAGATCCTTCTTTAGTTCCATTTGGATTTAAAGCTTTAAATTCACCAATACCTGATGCATCTGGTTCAGCTGGTAATTTAAATTTAACAGCTACATCATATGCAACTTCACAAGTAGTAGGCGGAACATATAATTCAAAAAATTATCATGGATTTGATTTTACAAATTTAAATAACTTGAATTATTTAGCTCCATTACCAACATCAGGATCAAATACAGGAGCTAATACAGATTTTTATTTAGGAGACATATTACAGTCTAGCGGATCAAATTTTCCAAGTATAGCATCACCATATTCTGGATCATTGCAAACAGCATTGACAGGAGGAACATTTGGAACAAATGTTGCAATTGGAACTAGAAAGTTTATGATACCATTTCAAGGAGCATTTGATGGAACAAGACCAAATCTACCAAAATTAAAAGGTACTAATATAAAATCAACTAATACTTTGGGATTCGATTGCAGCGCTGCTAATACTAGTGGTACAAAAGCATATAGAAAAGCGTTTGCAGCATTAAGCAACACAGATTTCTTTGATATTAACATGTTAGTAATACCTGGGATAATTGATAGATTACATTCCAATGTAACTGCAGAAGCAAGACAATTAGCAGAAGATAGACAAGACACATTCTATATAATGGATGCTGGAGCATTAACAGATTCAATATCAACCGTAACCAATCAAGTTACTTCAATTGATTCAAATTATACAGCAACATATTTCCCATGGGTAAGAATAGTAGACGCAGGTAAAAATAAACCAATATTTGTACCACCATCAGTTGTTGTTCCTGGAGCATTGTCATTTAATGATGCAGTAGCTGCACCATGGTATGCACCTGCAGGATTAAATAGGGGTAGTTTAACATCTGTAATTAACACATATGAAAAATTAACTCAAGCAGATAGAGATGAATTATATGAAGATAGAGTTAATCCTATAGCAAACTTCCCAAATACCGGAATTTGTATATGGGGTCAAAAGACTCTTCAAGCAAGACCATCTGCATTAGATAGAGTTAATGTTAGAAGATTATTAATAACTGTTAAGAAATTTATTGCATCGGCTACCAAGTTTTTAGTATTTGAACAAAATACAACGGAAACAAGAAATAAATTTTTAGCAATTGCAAATCCATATTTAGAAAGTGTAAGAACACAACAAGGATTATCAGCATTTAGAGTGGTAATGGATGCCTCAAATAACACTCCAGATTTGATTGATCAAAATATATTATACGGACAAATATTTTTGCAACCAACCAGAACCGCAGAATTTATAGTATTAGACTTTAATATTCAACCAACTGGTGCTTCATTCCCAGAATAAAAATTTTAGGAATGTATATTTATATAAAAGAAATAGGATAAAAAATGGCATTAGAACAAGAATTACCAGGAATAGATCAAAACGAATTATTTGATAGAGCGTTTGATTGGGAACCAAAGTATACCAATCGATTCATCATGTATATCAGTGATATTCCTACATATATTATAAAAGCTGCCGGAAGACCTTCTTTAACCAACGGAGAAGTATTGTTAGATCATATCAATGTTGAAAGAAAGTTAAAAGGTAAAACAAGATGGCAAGATTTATCAATTACATTGTATGACCCTATAGTACCATCAGGAGCTCAGTCAGTAATGGAATGGGTAAGATTACATCATGAATCATTAACAGGTAGAGATGGATATAGCACACAATACAAAAAAGATATTAGATTTAATTCATTATCACCAACCGGAGAAATAATTGAAGAGTGGTTGTTAAAAGGTGCCTTTATCGCAGATTCAAATTTTGGAACAATGGATTGGACCACAGAAGAGTCAGTTCAAATTGAATTAACATTGAAATATGATTACGCAGTATTAGAATTTTAAAATTAGAAATGGGAGAAATATTAATATATTACTCCCATTTTTACTGTTTACAATATTTATAATAAAGTTTTAAAAGGAAAGTTATGGCAAAACATACAGATCGTTATACAAATGAAAATCTGATAAATTTAGCGACAGATAAATACGAAAAAACAAAAAGAAACACTTTACCAACAGAAATAGTTGAACTTACATCCCAAGGAAAAATATATCCAAAATCACATCCTTTAAGTTCTGGAACTGTTGAAATGCGATACATGACTGCATATGATGAAGATATTTTAACCAATCAAACATATATGAACGAAGGGGTAGTTTTTGATAAATTGTTGGAATCATTAATTATTACAGATATCAATATAAAAGATATTGCAGATGTTGACAAAGACAAATTAATTATATACGCAAGAATTGTAAGTTATGGTAAAGAATATGAAGTTACAGTAACAGATCCTGAAACTAAAACTTTATTAAACAGAACAGTAGACTTATCTAAAATAAAGTCTATACCATTTGAATTGGAATCTGATGATAATGGCGAATTTACTTATAAAATAAACGATGAATACACATTGAAATTTGCATATACAAATGCAGATACAGAATCAGTATCAAAATTTTTATCATCCACAATAACACAGATCAATGATTCAAGAAAACAACAAGACATTGAAAATTTTATTAAATTTAATTTTCTAGCAAAAGACTCTAAAACATTTCGAGAATATTATAATTCAAATTCTCCAAGATTAGATTATAATTATGAATTCGAAGGTGAAGATGGAGGCACCTTCAAAGCCATGTTTCAACTTGGAGCAAACCTTTTTTGGTTTTAAACAATCTGACCGTGTTAAATTTCACGAACAATTATTTGATTTACTTTGGGTAGGTGAAGGCAGATGGACTTGGCAAGACATATATCATATGCCAATATTTCTAAGAACGTTTTACATTAAAAAAATAAATAAACTTTTTAATGAAAAGAAAAAAGCTATAGAAAAACAAAGAACCAAACAATCTCCAAAAGATAAAATCGGAAAACCTCCTATGTAAATATTTATAATAAAGATATCTACATGAATATTCTATACAACTATATTAAAATTTTAAAAACGTTACCAAGAAATGGCCAGCCTAATGCTGACGGCACACTAACACCTGCAGAAATAAAAGCAGCTGAAGCTGCAGACGCAAGAAATACTAATCAACAAGGCTTGAATGATAAGTTTGATTCCGGTGGAGATATATTAGATAGATATAACACGTTATACGAAGCATTAACAACTGAAACTTTAAAACAAAATCTAGTTACTGAAAAACGAATTGCCTTAGCACAAGACTTTTCACAAGCAATACAGACATCTGTACGGAATTTAACATTTCTTGAACGAAGAAATTTATCGTTAAACAAAACATTGGGAGTTTCTACAAAAGTATCAGCTGGGTTTGGTCAAACATTAGATGAGATAGCTCAAGAATTAAAAATTGGTGGAGGTCAAGCAAGAGCATATGTACAACAATTCAAACAAATTGCTCCATTACAAACAAAAAATTTACTAGCAAATCGTGGTCTTGCAGAACAATTATTTCGTGTTCAACGATCATTAACAGAACAATTAGGTATAGCCCCTGAAGCAGCTAATGCTATTCAATTATATGGAGCTTCATTTGGAGAGTCGACTGAAGATAATGTAACAAACATGATGCAAGTTGCATTAGCATTAGAAAAACAAACCGGCTTAGCTGGCGCAGCAAAAACAATATTTGAAGACATAGGAAGTCTTGGCGCAGATATACAAATGCAGTTTAGTCGTGTTCCTGGATCATTAGAAAAAGCAGTACTTCAAGCTCGTATGTTAGGAACTGATTTTAATACTATTGCAAAAGTAGGAACAAAATTACTTGATATTGAATCATCAATAAACAGTGAACTTGAATTTCAATTATTATCAGGCCAACGATTAGTAGATGCCCAAGGAAATAGTTTAACAGCAGCATTACGTGAAGCAACAGTACGTGGAGATGCAGCTGCAGCAACAGAAGCTATGCAAAAAATAATTGAAGAAACTGGTGAAACGCTAGAAACAAATGTTTTTGCAAGACAAGAAATGGCACAACTTACAGGTATATCGGAAGGTAACTTAATGAAAATGGTTCAACAAAACAGATTAATGGGCCAGATTCAATTACCAGACGGACTTGTAAGTATTGCAGAATCTGATCCTACATCACTAGGACAATTAGCTGGACAAAATTTAGGTCAAATGGGCTCTGATCAAGACATAAGATCAACAGAACAATTACGAGCAGAACAAAGTGAGGCATTACTAACTGAACAAATTCTAAATAACTTAGTAGATGCTGATCAAATAACCCAAATTACCGAAGCTCGAACAAACTTATTAGAAAGCATAAAAGAATCCGCAGATGCATATATTATGTCAGCTGATGGAATTGCTCAACAAGCCGGAGAAGTATTTCTACAAGCACAAAATTTTGTAACATTGAGAAAACCTATAAACGACTTAGCAGCCGTTATTCCTGGAATAGGTACTGCAGTTAATAAATTAGTAAGCTTTATCGATAAACTTACAGGAGTAAACGCAGTTACAAGTATACAAGCATCAATTAATGGACCAGGAAATTTAGTAGTGAACGGCCCTGTAACTGTTACCTCAAATGTAGGAGCAGAAACATCCACTTCCACAAATAACAACAAAGACTCACTAGTTCAACTCAATGATGCTATATTATTTGATCCAAATGATAGATTCAATATATTGGCATCAACAAGCCAAGGCAGTTTAGACAAAGCAACAACAAATGTTGCTGGAGGAGGCGGACCAACGGCACAAGAAATAGCAAGTGCTGTAGCAGATGCAATATCAGGTATACAAATTGTAACAAGAATAGATGATATCAATGAAGCACAAGCAAGAAATAATTATAGCATTAATGCAATAACATAAGGAAGATATGCCATTAACAAATCCACATAATTTTCAAAATTCAAGCAAATGGACCCATATCAATAAATACTCACAGTTTGTTACAAACACACTAAAGCCTTATATTAACATACAAACAACCCCTCCTTATTACCAAGGCAGTTACAGTATATTTAGTACAACTCAACAAAATAAAGCAGATAGTTTCAATTTAAGAAATGGTATAGGTGGCGGTCCAAGTATATCATCAACCGCAAATGTTAATCTAGCTGCACCATTACCTAAACCTGGACCTCCAGACAAAAAATTATCTGAGTTAACACAAGAAGAATATCGTGAAGCTACCGTTAGAAAGCCTGTAAATTTTGGAAGAGAAACATTATTTGCAAATGTAGGTTCAAGAGAAAAAATGACAAAGTCTTTGAATTCTGATGTAATATCTCCATTAGATAGAATAATTTCAAATCACACAAATCAAACAGATGGAAATGCATTGAAATCATTAGGAGCTAGTTTAGCATTAGGCGGAACGCAAAATCTAGGAGTTCCGTTATTAGGTCAAGCTGGAACAAGTTTTGCAGGAGCAAAAACAGAACCAAGTTATACAACAGTACCGTTTCTAAGTTTAAAAAGAGGAGGTATAGAAGGAATACCATTTCCATATCAAGATTTTAGATCATATAAAAGTGATGCTCTACCATCATCTGCAGCTGATGTTTTAGGAAAACGTATTGATGGAACTGCTGCAGTTGCGAGAAAAAAATCTGGTAAAGCTCGTGCAGCTGCATATTTAGCAGCAAGTATTACTCCAGGAGGATCATATAAAGTATTTAACAAAGAATCATTATATGGTGAAGGAGATGCTGGTAATTCATTTGCTTTACGCAATGACTTTACTGCAAAAACAGTTGCATCAACACAATGGGATACAACTACCGAAAAATGGATAAAAACCAAAGAAGCACTAGCTTTGGTAAATGCTTTTCGTGGAGACAAAGTTAATGTTATAGATTTTAAAAAATCAACATATGGGGATGCATATAGATGGCTAGGTAAATTAGAAAGTGATCAAGGCGATTTTAGAAAAAAAATAGGAAAAGTATTGGGATCTGTATTAAACGATCCAGGAGTAACGCAGGATTATATTAAATTTTTCTTTACTGGTCCGAATATAGGATTTGGAGATACTGATTCAATTGATGATATTATTACATTTAGAGCTGTTATAACAAATTTATTTGATTCATATAATCCAGGATATACTCCAGTACAAATGATAGGAAGAGCAGATCCAAATTATCATTACACTCAATTTTCTAGAGATATGAATCTAGACTTCGATATACATGCAAATGATCGAGATGAATTAAAACCAATATGGCGTAAGCTTAATGCGTTAGCAGGATATACTGCCCCAACATATGACAAAGAAACTATAGCATTAATTGCTCCTTACATGAGAATAACTATAGGTGATATACTTGTGCAACAGCCAATACTAATTCAAAGTTTAACATTGACACTAGCAGACTCAGACACAACATGGGATATTAATATTGAAGGAGACAACACAAGAATGCAAGTTTCAAATAAAATATCAGTTTCAATGGGCTTCACTATAATTACAGACTACCTGCCAGAAAAAGGAGGAAGATTCTATACACTAGCAAAAGAAGCAGATGATTCACCAAGATATCATAAACCAGGTGAAACCAATTGGTTGAGTGATTTTGATGTTGATATTAAAAAACGAATAACTCCTGCAACAGCTGAAGAAGAAACACCTGTAAAACCATCTATAGATGATCTTATTGGCCCAGGCGGTGTAGGCGGAGAAAATTTTAAATAAGGATAATATATGAGCAGATATACAACCACAAGACAAATTAAAGATGCATCTGGTAAAAGAAAAGCGTCAACAACTATTCTTCCGGTAGCTCCACCATCTAATAGAGATATATTTATTAAAATTACATCTCCAGAAAGATTAGATTTATTGGCATATCGTTTTTATGGAGATGCATCAAAATGGTGGATCATAGCATCAGCAAATGGATTAGGTAAAGGAACATTGTTTGTTCCAGAAAACACAACTGTTCGTATACCTATAGATGAACGAATTCAAGATAACATAGAACAAACAAACAATTCAAGATAAGTTATAATGGCTGGAGATATTTTTTATACACAAGTAGATCCTTCACTTCGAGAAGAATTAGAAGCACGAGGTAGATCTGGTTTTGGTAGATCCAAAAAAGATTTAGATTTTATGTTAGGCAAAATTGCCAATGTTTCAATGATATGCTATGAAGGAACAGATAGAAAAACACAAATTCTTGATTCATTAATTGGGGGTCGTAGTACAATTGGAGATGCGTATTTACCATCTGGAGAAAATGGTTATTTAAATACTGAACGATCTGTAACTGTAATTGATAGAATTGATATATTAAATGATAGAAATGAATATACCGATTCATCTGAACGAGTAATTAAATCTGTTGATTTAGGAATAGCAGAAAACACCGTAAAAAATAAATCTCGTCGTATTCCTCCTATAATAAAACAAGCTAATATATCAATAGCTGACAATTCAAGAGGTTTATTAAACAAAGCAACAATTCAAATAGTAATTCCTAATCCAGAATTAGATTTGGACAGAATTGAAAGATATTGGTTTAGGCCAGGAAGATTTGCACAAGTAATATTTGAGCATCCTGACTCCGCAGTTATAACAGGAAACCGATTGGATCCAACCAGTTTACCACCATCAGAAACTATAAAAGCTAGCTATCCAGATCTAGATTATGAAAAATTAAAAAAAATGAATCGAAAAGATTTTGAAGGTGTAATTACATCGTTTGAATTTTCATATCAACAAGATGGATCTATAGACGCAACAGTAAATTTAACAGGTACAAGTAATGTATATACAGATGTAAGCATGTATATACCAAAAGAAACAGAAAAAACAGAAGAAGAAAAAGCAAAAACAGAAAACACAGAATTTGCATATGCTGTTAATACTAAAGCAGCTCAAAATACCAATCCACGAACTGCAACTAAAGAAGAACGAACTTCAATCAAACAAGAAAACGTATCCAATGACTTTTTTGATGAAATACAAAAAACAGTAGATGCTGCAATTGGAGACACTAGTAATGGTGTTTCAAAAAATCCTGGAGTAGATAATACTGTAACCGATCAATGGATAATGTGGGGTGAAGATTTTTCTCAAACAAATAAAGCTAAAGAAAATCAACAAATAGATCAGTATAAATTTGTAACATTAGGTTATTTAATTAATTTTATAAATGATAAATTAGTTTCATCTAAACAAAAATCAGTTCCAAATGCTAAAATAATATGTGATGATAAAACATGTTTTAGTAATTATTATGAAAATATAGTTTCTGCTGATCCATATCGTGTGCTTTTACATGGAAACGATTCAACTTCGAAATATCCTAAAAATATAGAAACAATAAAAATTGCTGTACCAGTTCCTGGACCTCCAACCCCAGAACAATTCAATACTCAAACTTCATCAACCTCAGCTTTTGATTTTATTAATCCATCTCCTACACAAGTTGCAGGCCCAACTGTTGATCAGGATCAAAGTGTTAATCCAACAATATTCTTTGAAAAAGCGTTTAAGAAAACAACTATACCATCATACCAAGAATCTAATAAAGCATACCCTTCGAGAATATTTATTTCATTGCCTATTATTAAAAAAGCATTATTAGAGCTTGATGATATTGATATAGAAGGAGAATCTGATGACGGAACAGATACATCGGAAAAGGGTGTACAAATAAAAGACTTTCTTGTGAAAATTTCTGCACAAATAAATGTTGCTACAGGTGGGGCAGTTAGTATGAAATTAGTTACACACCCATTACATGAATCAGTACTAATTTTTTATGACTCTAAATATATTGGAACTCCTATACAAAAACAAGAAGTAAAACCATTCAATGTCCCAATGTTTGCAAATCATCCAAATGGAACAATTGTCAAAGAATTTAACATTAAAGCTAAATTAGGCGGTAGAGCAAAACAATTGGCGTATCTATTAAATGGAGGAGGAGATGTTTCTGAAGCAGATGTTGCTCCATATTTAAGATTCATGTATTTAGAAGGAGGGGATGATCAAGTAAGACAATCTTTACAACGATATCGAGATACTCATTTTAAATATTTGGATCAATTAGAACAAACTAAAGCTGAATTTATAAATGATACACAAAGTGATAAAAATAAATTAAAATTAAAAGGAGCATTACGAAAATATTTGCAATATCCATTACCTGACATTAAACAGGCAAATTTATTAAATTCACCTATTTTCCCATTTGAAGTTGATTTTACAATTGATGGAATCAGCGGATTTAGATACGGAGATGTGTTAGTATTTGATGCAATACCTAAACGATATCGACAACAAACAGTATTTAGTGTTATTTCAATTTCAGATACAGTATCAAATGATGGCCAATGGCAAACCAAAATAACATGTTTAATGAGACCAAAAGTAGATATGACAGAATATCAACAATATAGCATATGAGCCGAAGATTAAAAATAAGATATACTATTGATGAAATAACTAATGATTTATATACATCAGGTGGTGAATACATGACTATTAATAATCAAGAATATGTTGGGTTGTATCATACATATTCAACCGGTGAAATTTTTTCATTATCAAAATGGAATGCAAGAAAATCAATCAAATTAATACCATATAAAGAATTATCCGAGTCAGAAAAACAGTATCAAATACTTAAACCTTTAATTCAAACTGATTATCAATCTACAAAGTCGTTTGTTTTAAAGATAAATGAAAAAAATAGGATTGATGGTTATGTAGATCGATATTTTTTATATAATGTTGTATCAAATAATATACAGGAAGTATCAAATACAACATATGACGATTTACAAAAAGATATTATAGATCCAAATTTATATACAAGTGTAGAATTACAATGGTATATTACTGGAAACTTGGAAGATGAAACTATTAACGGGGTACTTATCCCAGGAGTGCGAACAAAAAATAAAGATGAAATTCAAATTGCCTCACAAACAATACAAGGTATATCAGTATATTTAAATAATTTAATTGAATTTTATTCTGATACTACATTTATTATTCCAAAAGATCTTAACGAATTGGAAAATTAAAAAAAATTTATTATTATATTAATGTATGATAATAATAGATGATCCGAAAGAACTAGACTCATTATTACAAGATATTAAAAAAGAAGAAGTAGTGTTAGTTATTCCCATACTAACAGATCATCAACTTCATCCTTCAATCAATAAAATATCATGTATTTACGTGTATTCAAGCAATGAAATTGAATTCATTGTTCCTATACATCATACAGAACAAATAACCGGCTTTAAAGAACATTTAAATGAACTACTCCAATTGGAATCTATATTTGTTCATGACAAAAAGTTATGGTTACAAATGGGCGGAAATAACAAAGTTTATGATGTAAAAAGTTTGTGGTGGTATACATATAATGAAGCATATGATGACAATCATTATTTTACAGATGCACATCGATTTTATTGGAGAAGACATACTAATTTACAACATGTTAACACAATTGTTCCGTTAATGAAACATGTAGAAATGTGTCAAAAAATACGCAAGTATGCAATGCCAATGATTGTTAATCAAAAATTATCAGAAACTAGATCAACAGAAAGTGGATATGGATCATATATTCGATTCAATATGATTTATCCAAAAATATTTGCTGACATTGAATCCAACGGAATGCAAGTTAATGATTCATTTAAAATGAAAGAATTAATTACAGACGGACGAGTCTACTCAAATTATCATTATCATACAACAACAGGTCGTCCCTCAAATGCATTCCGTGGATTTAATTTTGCAGCAATGAATAAACAAGATGGAACAAGAGATGCATTTTGCAGTAGATTTGAAAAAGGGGCATTAGTTGAATTTGACTTTGATGCATATCATGTTAGACTGATTGCAAAACTGATTGGATATGAATTACCCAAAGGATCAGTACATACATATTTTGGTAAATTTTATTTTGGTACTGACACTTTAATTGAAGAACAATATGAACAAAGCAAACAAATAACATTCAGACTGTTATATGGTCATATTGAAAAAGAGTTTTTAAAGATTCCATTTTTTGATAAAGTAAACAATTTTGTATATTCATTATGGAATACATGGAAAAAGAATGGGTGTATAGAAACTCCATTACTAAAAAGAAGAATGTGTAAAGATAGTTTGTCTGATATGAATCAAAACAAATTATTTAATTATTATCTTCAAGCATATGAAACAGAATTTACTGCAAATCGACTAAATCAATTATCATATTTGCTGCAAGGATATAAAACATGTATAGTATTATATACATATGATTCTGTGTTATTTGATGTCCCAATTCATAATGCTAAAGAAATATTACCAAAGATAAAATCATGTTTAGAAGGCGATAATTTCCCTGTTAAATGTAAAGTAGGCAATATTTATAGTAAAATGAATGACATCAAGTTATGATAGATAAAATTATAAATGAATGGACATATCAATTAGATGCTGGGTATCCAACCAAAGAATCAGATTATGAAATTCTTCGTTCTGTGTTACAAGAAACCAATATACTTTCTGAACAAGAAATTGATCAAACAATACTACAAGCAAAAGGAGTTAATGAACAACAACTACCATCAGAATTGGGACGTGATTTAACATTTGAGCCTGATGATGTTGGTAGACCAGCTTCTTTTTATTCGCTAGAAGAATTCAATAGAGCAATCGATGACTACAAAGTAGAAGGTCAAGAAATAAAAAATATTCAACAATTTTATGAGGCAATATTAAAATTAGATGAATCATCACAATTAGAAATTAAACGTATTTTACAGTCAGATATTCCAGAATTACAATTACAAACAACAAGATATCAAATTTCAGGAATATTATTAACATTGTATGATATTATAATGTCAACTATTAACGTTACAAACGGAGAACCATCAGAATTATGGTTTGCAATTGTATTTAAAGGAGACGTAGCAGGAGCAGTATCAGGTGAAGATGATATTGAATCTGACATTATTATTAAAAAAGGTGGCGACACTATATCATTAAAAAATTACAAAGAAACAACATTTGACTTAGGTACATTACCAGGCGAAGCGAGTAAATTTTTGAAAAAGTTTGAACAGTTGGCTGCATTAATAACAGAAAGAGAACCTAAAACAGCTAGCATGACTCGGCCAGATGTTAATGAAGTATTAATGTTACTAGATCAAGAGGATATTCAGTCTGATCTAGATCAATTATTAAATTTAAAATCAGACGTTAGAATAATACAAAGGCTTCAACAAGATATAACCAATACATTGAGAGGTGGTATAGGAATTGATACTGCAGACCAGCTAGATAAATATGCTAATTTGTTTTGTTTGAGAGTTGATGAATTTGTTAAACAAAAATTGTCAATGGTTAATTGGTGGGCATTTATAATCAAAGGAAAAAATATTTTATATTTACGAGACACTGCAGCAATGATAAAAGCTAGCACACATATTGATAATCCAAAAAGTCCTGGCACATATTTATTAGGTCCTGGTATTGCTAATTTTAAAGGAGGCAAATTATTTGTTAATGGCGGTAGTTACAATATATCAAAAGTTTGGTATGATAAAGAATAAAGGATAATTGTGAGGACGCAACTATTGTGTACATTTGCACATAAAAGTAATTTAGATATTGTTACAGACTATATCAAACAAAATTTTATCATTCCAGAAAAAAGAATCTTTATTTTTTCTAACTATGATCGAAGAAGTGAATTGTATTGCACATTTAATGCAGAAGATAACGGGTATCGTGGAAAAAATACAATTTCTATACATAGAAAAAAAGAAACAAATACATTGTATACGGTTAATGCTTTAAATGAAGTTATCAAGGACTTAAACAATGGCATACTAGATAAAACAATGATTATACCATGGGAAGCGTTTGAAAATTCTTTTATACTAACTGAGGATACTGGATATAGAAGAATAGATTTAGTATTTGTGCGAAGAATTGATTTTTAACTATATTTATATAAAAGAGAATAACGCCATGATTAAATTAAAAAGTTTGTTGGAAGTATTAAAAGACAAAGACGGAAATATACGTACTGATCTTAAATACACAGATAATAAAAATTATCAACCTAGAATCGAATTAGTAAATGCCAAAAATGATGGAAATGGATATCCTACTATAACAGTTAAAATTGATGGAGGAAAACCATTTGATATTGAATTTGATGAAATTGGTGATGAAATTGATAATCATGGATATGAAAGAGAGGTTGTGCTTCTAGGAGGAGATGAAGGCGGTAACGAGTGGGTTATGCAAGGATCAGTAGCATACCATGGAGATATAACTGATTATGATATTGACACATTAGAAATGGAAGAATAAAAAAAATTAAACAATTACACAATTAACTTTGAATTAACCAATTAATTACTTATAATATAATTAATAAATAAACATAAATTAACAATTAAACAATTAAAGGAGTAAACTATGAGTTTAGACTTAGACGCTATTAGAGCGAAACTTAACCAATTAAACACAACCAGCGACAGAAAAAATAATTATTTCAGACCAGAGCCTGGCAAACAAAGAGTAAGAATTGTCCCTTACGTTCACCGAAAAGAAAACCCTTTCCTAGAAATGTATTTCCATTATGATATTGCAAAGAGAACTATGCTTTCTCCAATAACATTTGGCAATGCAGATCCAGTTGTAGAGTTTGCAGAAAAGTTGAAAAAGACAGGTGACAAAGACGACTGGTTAATGGGCAGAAAAATTGAACCTAAAATGAGAACTTATGTTCCTGTTATCGTAAGAGGTAAAGAATCAGAAGGAGTTAAATTTTGGGGGTTTGGAAAAACTATTTATTCTGAATTATTATCTATTATTGCAGATCCTGATTATGGTGACATAACTGATTTAATGAATGGTAGAGATGTAGATGTTGAATTTACACCATCTGAAGGACCTGGTCAATATCCAAAAACAGCTATTAGAGTTAAGCCAAATACATCGGCTGCAACAGAAGATAAAGCAATTGCAAAAGCAATATTGGATCAACCTAAGATTACTGACTTATTTCCAGAGCCAACATATGAAGAATTACAAACAGCATTACAAGAATGGATGAATCCAGAAAATGCTGATTCAGATACTTCATCTGATTCTAAAGAGAAAAAGTCTGAAACAAAAAGTCAAGAAACTGTTACTAAAAAAACTGATGTAGCAGAAGCATTCAACGATTTATTTAACGATTAAGAAAGACAGTTATATGGCAAAGAAAAAGAGCGAACTGGAAGATTCGTTGGCTGCAACTCTAGCAGACAGTATTAATAAACAATTTAAAGGACAAAATTACAAGTCAGCATTTTTTCTTGATGGTGATGACGATGCTCCTACAAATGTTAATGAGTGGATATCCACCGGATGTTCAATGTTAGATCTAGCTATTTCAAATCGTCCTAATGGAGGTTTTCCTGTTGGTAGAATTACCGAAATAACAGGACTTGAGGCTTCAGGTAAATCCTTGTTAGCAGCTCATACCTTATCAGAGACACAAAAGAAAGGCGGATTAGCAGTATACATTGATACAGAGTCAGCGAGTAGCGCAGAATTTTTAACAGCAATTGGCGTAGATTTAAAAACTATGTTATATGTTCCATTGGAAACGATAGAAGAAATATTTGAAACTATTGAAACTATTGTTGAAAATGTTAGAAAGTCCGATAAAGATAGATTAGTAACAATAGTAGTAGACTCAGTAATGGGCGCATCCACTAAAATAGAAATGGCTATGGAATATGATAAGGATGGATATGCAACATCCAAATCTATTATATTAAGTAAAGCTATGAGAAAAGTTACTAATTGGATAGCTAGAGAAAGAATATGTTTAATCTTTACTAATCAGTTAAGAACTAAATTAGGCGTATCTTTTGGAGATCCATGGACAACAGCAGGTGGTAAAGCATTACCATTTCATTCATCAGTTAGACTTCGTTTGAAAAACACCGGAATGATTAAAGCTAGAGTAAATGGAACAGATCAAGTAGTTGGAAATAAAACCAATGTTCATGTTGTAAAAAATAGAATGGGTCCTCCTAATAGAAAAATTGATTATGAAATATATTATGATAGTGGAATTGACAACTTTGGTGGTTGGTTAAATATCATGAAAAATTTTAAATTGGTTTCTCAATCAGGAGCTTGGTATTCGTTAGATGATGTTGATCCAGAAACTGGAGAAGTTCTAGATACTGTCAAATTTCAAAGCAAAGATTTTGTAGAAAAAGTAATACAAAATATAGAAATGAAAGATAGACTGTATAACAGAATTTGTGAAGCATATATCTTTAAATATCGAGCTGGCATCGACGGTGGTATCGATGATGTTGTTGTCGACGAAGAAGTCGTAAATGAAGAAGCATAATGAATAAGTATCAAGAATTATTTAAGCAACTTCAAAAAGAAAAAGAAAGTATAAATCAGAGTCCTGATGATCATATTATGATTTTTGACGGACTCAATACTTTCATTAGATCATTTTCAGCAACTCCTTCAACTAACGAAGATGGAGAACATATAGGAGGTATTACAGGATTTTTATATAGCATTGGAAAATGTGTTAGAGATTTTAAGCCTTCGAGATGTATCATTGTATTTGATGGAGTTGGTGGATCTAAACGAAGAAAAAAGATTTATAAAGATTATAAAGGTAATCGAGCTAATAAAACAAGATTACGAAGACATGATCATCATTTTGCTAATATTGAACAAGAGCAAGAAGCTATGCGATATCAATTTAGCAGATTAGTATCATACTTAGATGCTTTGCCTGTTACATTCTTATCAATGGATGGTATTGAAGCAGATGATACTATTGCATATATTACTCAAATGTATGAAAAGAAAAGTAAAAAAATTACAATTGTATCTACAGATAGAGACTTTTATCAATTAGTTAATGAGCAAATTGAAATATGGTCACCAATTAAAAAGAAAATGTATGATACAGAACGTATATTAACTGAATTTGGAGTACATCCTAAAAATTATGTAATGTATAGATCTTTTACAGGTGATAAGTCAGACAATATACCAGGAGTGCATGGTATAGGACCAAAAACATTGTTAAAACATGTTCCTAAACTAAATTTAGAACAAGAATATGAATTAGACACATTATGGGAAACATGTAACGATAAATTGGATGAGTCTAAAACATATCAAAAAATATTAGATAATCAGAATGTTATTTCTGATAATTGGAGGCTAATGAATCTAAAACTATTAGATATTCCAGCACAAACAAAAAGTAATATTAGAAGAATAATGGAATCAAAAATATCAGAATTAAATAAAATAGAATTCAGAAAATTATTTATGGAAGATAAAATGTGGTCTGTTATGAAAAATATGCCAGATTGGTTAAACAATACATGGCTATCATTAAGTGCATTCGCACAAAAAACAAAATAATTGGATTTACTAATTATTTTTTATATAATAATTTATGACAGATAAACTAAGTGAGTACGGCTGGTCGTTTCAAATAAAAGTGTTAGCATCAATGTTTGTTGATAGAACATTTCTTCAACAAATTGCAGATATTATTCAAGCTGATTACTTTGAATCTGATGCAAATAGTTGGTTGTTAGAAGTATTATTAGATCATTTTCGTGAATATAAAACACCACCATCTAAAGACGTATTAAAAGTTAAAGTTACTGAAATAGATAACGATATTCTTAAAACATCTGTATTAGAACAATTAAAAGAAGTATTTCGATACATGGAGTCAGACGATCTAACGTTTGTAAAAGATGAAATACTTAAATTTTGTAAGAATCAAGAAATAAAACGAGCTATAATGGATTCAGTTGGATTACTCAAAATGGGTAGTTATGATGAAATTAAAAGCAAAATAGATTCTGCAATGAAAGCAGGAGCAGACACAGATATTGGTCATGAATATAAAAAAGATGTTGTTGCAAGATACAATGAAGCAGCAAGACATACTGTTACAACAGGATGGGATGTTATTGATGATTTAATGGATGGCGGATTAGCTCCTGGAGAATTAGGAGTCGTAATGGCTCCAGCTGGTATTGGTAAGTCTTGGATGTTAATTAATATTGGAGCAAATGCAATAAAACAAAATAAAACAGTTATACATTACACATTGGAGTTAAATGAAAATTATGTTGGACAAAGATATGATTCTGTTATAACAGGTATTGCAGCACAAAATTTAAAAAATTATACAGATGATATTGAAGACAAACTAAAAGATATATCTGGCGAATTAATTATAAAATATTATCCAACTAAATCTACTGGTGTAATGGGTATAAAAGCTCATATAGAAAAAACTATTATGCTAGGACAAACACCAGATCTAATAGTAGTAGATTATGCAGACTTATTAAAAGTATCTAACAAAGATAAGCATGAAGCATTGGAAGAGTTATATGAAGATCTTCGTGGTATGGCTGGAGAATATGGAGTTCCTGTTTGGACTGCCACTCAAGCAAATCGATCTGCATTAGAAGATGATATAATAGAAGCAGACAAAATAGCTTCATCATATGGTAAAGTTATGGTATCGGACTTTTTAATGTCATTGTCAAGAAAAGTAGAAGACAAACTATCAGGTACAGGAAGAGGACATGTTATTAAGAATAGATTTGGTCCTGATGGCATAACGTTACCAAGTAAAATAAATACAAATAACGGTCAGTTTAATTTCTTTGAACCACAAACAACTCAAGGAAGACAAACTACTCAAACAATGAAGACCGGAGAATCATTAATAAAGAAAAATTTAGCACAAAAATTTAAAGATCTTGGCGGAAGTTTAGGTTAGTAATTATATTTATATAAAATTAATGTTAGGCCTTTTCGAAGGCCTATTTTTGTCTAAAAAAATAAAAATAGGAGTCACAAATGAACATTTCAAATAAAATTTTATCAGATATTACAGTGTATATGAAGTATGCAAAATTTATACCAGAATTAAATAGAAGGGAAACATGGGAAGAGTTAGTTACAAGAAATAAAAATATGCATATTAAACGATATCCTGTATTGAAAGATGAAATTGAAAATGTTTATAAATTAGTATATGAAAAGAAAATTTTACCATCTATGCGATCTCTACAATTTGGCGGGAAGCCTATTGAGATCTCTCCCAACCGTGTGTATAATTGTGCTTATTTACCCATTGATCATATTGATTCATTTAGTGAGATCATGTTTCTACTTCTTGGTGGGACGGGAGTAGGATATTCAGTACAAAATCATCACGTTGCAAAATTACCACCAGTTAATAAACCATATCCAAAAAGAAAAAGAAGATTTTTAATAGGCGATTCAATTGAAGGCTGGGCAGATGCTATCAAAGTCTTAATAAAATCGTATTTAAATGGAAAAAGTTCTAGAATTGAATTTGATTTTTCAGATATAAGACCAAAAGGAGCACAACTAGTAACATCTGGTGGCAAAGCTCCAGGTCCGCAACCTTTAAAAGAATGTATTCTTAAAATTAGAGGAATATTAGAATCAAAAGAAGATGGAGATAAACTTACAACGTTGGAAACACATGACATAGTATGCCATATAGCGGACGCAGTATTAGCTGGAGGAATAAGAAGAGCAGCATTAATTAGTTTATTTTCAGCAAATGACGATGCTATGATTGGATGTAAATCTGGACATTGGTGGGAAGAATCACCACAAAGAGGTAGAGCTAATAATTCTGCGGTACTAATGAGACATAGAGTAACTAAAGAATTTTTTATGGATCTTTGGAAACGTGTTGAGCTATCTGGAGCAGGAGAGCCTGGTATATATTTAAACAATGATAAAGATTGGGGTACAAATCCTTGTTGTGAAATAGCTTTACGACCATATCAGTTTTGTAACCTATGTGAAGTAAATGCTAGTGATATTGAATCACAAGAAGATTTAAATGAACGTGTAAAAGCTGCTACATTTATAGGTACGTTACAAGCAGGTTACACTGATTTTCATTATTTACGAGATATATGGAGAGAAACTACAGAAAAAGATGCTCTTATAGGCGTAAGCATGACAGGAATAGGATCAGGTACAGTGTTAGGATATGATTTAAGAAAAGCAGCTTTATTAGTAAAAAGAGAAAATACAAGAGTTGCAAAGTTAATTGGAATTAATCATGCGGCACGATGTACAACCGTAAAACCTGCAGGAACAACATCTTTAGCATTAGGAACATCATCTGGTATTCATGCATGGCATAATGATTATTACATTAGAAGAGTTAGAGTTGGTAAAAATGAATCAATGTATAAGCACTTAAGTGTACATCATCCAGAACTAATAGAAGATGAATATTTTAGACCACATGACACTGCTGTAATAAGTATACCACAAAAAGCACCAGAAGGTGCAATATTAAGAACAGAATCACCATTTCAATTATTGGAAAGAATAAAAAAGATAGCTACACAATGGGTATCTCCAGGACACAGAAATGGTTCAAACACTCATAATGTTTCAGCTACAGTTAGTTTAAAACAAGAAGAATGGGAAACTGCTGGTGAATGGATGTGGGATAATAGAGAACATTACAATGGTTTATCTGTTTTACCTTATGATGGAGGTAGTTACACTCAAGCTCCATTCGAAGATATAGATGAAGATAAATACAACGAATTAATGAAAACATTAACAGATGTGGATTTAACAAAAATTGTAGAAACTTCTGATGAAACAGATCTAGCAGGCGAATTAGCTTGTGCTGGTGGAGCATGTGAGATACAATAATGAGACCAGATGATTGGATAACAAGACTATATTATGGTTTGGATATTTAATAGAATTTTATTATAATATATTAAATGAGTTTTAGCTTTTTAGATCCTAGCGAAATAGATCGTAAGATGTTTTTACGATGCGTATCAATTTTATCAGATAAAAACGGAATAGAACTGCATATGTTAAACGATGTAGTTCTTACACAATATGGAAAAAATATTAACAAGTTTTTATTGTATCTAATTAAGGTTGGAGAGCATTTAGAAGAATATGAAAAATGTAGTCAACTAATTATTCAACAAAAAAAATATAAAAAATGGCTAGATGTTAATCTAGAAACAGTAAAATCAATTGCAAATTTATTAAAAGATTTAAAATTTAAGTATGACAACAAAAAAGAGTATTGAACTAGTTAAAAAAGGTTTTGCAAATGGGGTAGCTTCTGAAGAACCTTTAACTGAAGATGATAAGGATTGGATGATTGAAAAAGCAGCTGAAAAATTTGGTGAATTTTTAGATGCGTTAAAATGTGATTGGAGAAATGATCCAAATTCAAATGATACCCCTAGAAGAGTAGCAAAAGCATATGTTAATGATTTATGGGCTGGAAGATATAATGGAGCTCCTAATATTACAGCATTTCCATCTGATGGATATGACGGCATGGTATTTGAAGGAGGTATCCCATTAACTTCAATGTGTTCACATCATCATCAAACTATAATGGGTAAAGTTCATGTAGCTTATATTCCTGGAGAAGATAGTAAGGTAATAGGATTATCAAAATTAAATCGATTAGTAGAACATTTTGGTAGAAGAGGAGCTATACAAGAACAATTAACAGTTGCTATTCATAATTCAATTGATACAATTATCAATGATAATAAAGGAGTTGCTGTTATGATTGATGCTACTCATAATTGTGTATCTTGTAGAGGAGTTAAACATGGAGGAGCATCAATGAAAACTAGTAAATTAACTGGAGCATTTAAGGATGATCCAGCAACAAGAAATGAATTTTATGAATTTATAAGAAGTTATTAATGAAATATCCAGACGCAAAAAAACATCAAGTAGTAAGTTTTATAAAATCATTTGTTAGAATATTAGGATATATCATGTTACCATTTGATATAGTTATAGCAACTACTACTTTAATAATAAGTGAAGGAATAGGAATTTTAGAAGAATTAGTATAATGGGAAAACATCAATCAAGTAAAGTTTTTGACGGATTTAGTACAGTGTTTCGTCAATGGAAAGCAGAAGATACACACTGTAGATTTTTACATGGTTATGGTATAT